CCAGCCAGCTGATCTACCGACCCAGTAGCCACGATCAAACGCTCTACTTTGTATCTTCCAATAAGCCAGTACCAACACTGCTAGACCTAGCATGATCCAAAAAAATATCAGACCATCCTGTCTAGCTTCTAGCCATATGTTATTCATTTGTAGCCCTACTTTCTATGCACACGTTTTGTGGCATGTCAATAGTGTGACACTTGTGTATGACTTTGTGGATGATTTAGGGCTTAATTTTGATAACGATTTGATAACGTTATTTGTAGAGTTTGCCCTCAAATATGAAGCTGCCATCCGCATTGATAGGTATAGTTATTACCGTAACTTTACGCTCATGCACGTATGCCACAGCAAAGCCTTGTTGCCAGTTGGCATAGCCCCGTGTATACGCCATGCCTGAACTGCTTAAATCTACTAAATTGCCAACCTCAACACCCCACACAGTACGCCCTAATTGGCCTCTAGAAGCCTCTGTAAAGGCCGATACCCCTAGTCTATGGGTGTGACCACAGACCACGCTCTTACCTAGCCTTCTAGCCCCGTTTAAGGCCGTTTGTCCAGGCACTTGGCTAAGAGGGAAAGCATCTCCATGAACTGCTGTCCAGCCTGGCGCCCAGTCAAGCCCGAAAGGACTGAACTTGATTCCGAGCTTGTCATATCCCATAAAACGCTCATACTGCATTTCGGGTAGGTTGAGGAATGATGGTAGTCGTTTTTTAATTGATCGATAAAGTCTGATTCCATGATTACTTCCTAGTACATCTGTTACGCCTAAGTATGTTAGGACTTCTTGTGTTTGTTTTCTATCATCATTTATATTGCCAACCATCTCATCAATGGTGCCAGCATTAAAACCACCTAGCTGTGGTAAATCAATCTCATCACCAATGCATATAGTCCTATGCGGATTCCATTTAGCCAGGAAGCGGCCAACAGATTTAACAGACTTCTCATTAAAAAATGGTACTTGCAAATCACTTACAAAAGCGATTTTACGCAATTAGTTAGTCCTCATCCTCGTAGGGGTCATGGTCTGGATTAACTGGATCAAAGTCTGGACTAGATGGTGTTAGCCAATCTGGAAATACGTTTTTATCGCACATTCCCAAAGCTTGATCTACTGGAAATCCTGCACGTCTTAGGCTTAAATAAAACTCACGCAACGATATGGCATAAGTATCTAACTTAGTATTAATTTGCTCATGGGTGTATTTACCCTTGCGCTTATTAACCTTTTTACGCTTGCGTGCGGTAGCCATATTGCTATTGTCGCTTATTCATGATAAGGAACAGATCATCGACACGCTGTTCTAATCTAGTTAATTGATCCTTCATGCTAGAGCCACCATTAGGTCGTAACTCATTTAGCCAGCCTTTAACTAAAAAACGTAGTCCTATTAGCACGCCTGATAGCACGGCCATAACGCCAGCGCCAAAGCCAGCCCATTCTGCTGGGCTCATTTTTCATCAGCACCGACACCATAAGCTGTATCGGATTTATCTAAAGCCCTAGCTGCTGGACCAGCTAATGCTGCAACTACTACAGACAGTGCTGGATCTAAACCTAATTCATTACTTGCTAAAAATGTTAAGAAAGATACTAATACCCCACGTGCGTAGGACTTTAGTATTGCTTTTTGTTTCTTGGTTATCTTCATATCTTGCCCCCTAGTAGTGGTATATCGAACGGCTTAGAATCTTTATCGCCTAACTTTGTAAAGCTAATGTGTATGTGCTTTTTGTGTGGGTTGATACCTCGGTATCTGCGCCACTTAAATCCAAACCTTCTTGATGCAATAAAGCCATTATGTATTACGTAAGATATGCGCTTATCGGTTTTAGCACAGACTCTGATCTGGTCAGCCAAATATATCGAGAGCTGCTCGGATGTATCCAAACGAGAATCAATATCAATGGCTCGGACGACCCCAGATTTGTCTGGATTATGATCCGATTTGCTGGCGGAATGACGAGCATCACCAATCCACCCATCACTGGTAGAGCGACGATCTGGGTACCAGGTATCAATTTGTTCTCTTAACTGGACACCAGCTGCACACAGCCAGGGATTCATTACTCAGCTAATGATTCTTGATTAGCAATCATCTCATCATAGGTTGATTTAAGCATTGAAGTATACTCTTCGTTGCCTCGATCAATAATGGCATATTCTAAAATGTTGCCAGATGGCGCAATTATTTCTACAAACTTTACATTATTCATATTATAGCTCCGCACTTATTCCAAAGTATTGACCAGTTGAATTATTAGAACCAAAAAATACTGTTCTATATTGTGTAAAAACTGCGCTGCCGTGAGTGTAATACATAAGTGCTGTATTTGGGTCTGCCTGTGCTAAAAGAACCAAAGTTCCTGAATTGTAAAAATTACCTACGCCATCTTTTATACCAACAACCCCGTTATCCAAAGTTACTGGATTTACTCTCATTGTTACTGGTAATTTACACGGCACTATAGCAACTGTGGTACTTACAGAAATGCCTGTAGAGGTATAACTGTCATTTTGTTGATTGAATCTTTGATAATACCTTTGACAAGCGGCTAACTCACCTTGGAATGTGCCACCTGCGTACTCAAAAGCTGTGGCTGTTGAGCCTCGTTCTAATTTAGCCTCAGCAATAAAAAGAAAATCGCCAGCAGTAGTATCAGTTACATCTGACCAAATAAATAAAATTAAATTATTTGTGCTTGCTGTATCTATTGGGGCAGTTACAGAATATGTAGCATATGATGTAGTTAAATTAAGGTTTGCTGGCGTATTCTCATAGGTGGTATTAGCAATTAAAGTAGGGTTTGTGCCTTCTGCACCCCAAGCACTTATGATGTCGCTAGTTACTGTATCGGCTGTACCTGACCAAGCCACAATAGCGGCTTTAACATTATCTAATTTAGTGGTAGAAGATACCATAGCCTTGAAACTAAAGGTAACTGTGTTGCCCACTAGACCTATTACATCTTTGTTTTCTATAATTGTTGCAATACCAAATTTTTTATTTACAGTTTCTACATCTAAGGCTATGGCAAATTCACCATTAGTAGGTACTGTTGTAGTTTCTTGAGTAACATCTATTGCATCATTACCATCGCTAAGAATATACCAACGATCTAATGTATAGGCATCATCATTATTGGCGCTGCCAGTTGAAGTAAAAGATGTGCCACGCTGGGCGACTGCAAAACCACCATTTATTAAATAGTTTTTATTTACAACATTTCCTGCCGCTGATAATGTGTTTAATGTGCCAGAAAGATCGTTCATATTGCTGGCTGTTAATACATCACCTGTTGCGTAATCGTCTTTTACTGGAAATCCTATAGCCATTTATACTCCTTAGTAACTTAGGACATTATAGCCCAAAGTACCATAAATGCTATTATTTAGGATAAAAGCGTCTATAACTGGCTCTAGTGTCGTGAACGTGGTTTTCCAACTATTCGGGGTTATATTCATCCGTACCCCAAAAATCTGTAAAGTCTTTTCTAAAATTGATCCACCAGGCTGGGTGGTTTTAACTGTAATTGGATCAAAGAAGTCTAGGTCTAAGGCAGCTACTATGCCTGAATTGTAACTAGGTGTGTATAGGTCTAGGACTATGGCATCCACACGTATAGAGGTTTCTTGCCTAGAGGCGATATAAGCCTGAGCATAATCTAGGGCTACAGCATCTGATTCCATTAACAATTCATTTAGAAAGTAGCTGTGAAGAAAATACTTATCTATGCTGGCTTGGTTAAGGGCTACTTGTGGGCTACCACCAGCTCTAGTAATAGTAGCTTTATTAAATACTAATACGTCATTTAATATCCAAGTTGCATCAAAATAAGATATACCAGATCCATCATCTGCAAACACTGTAGGTGTCCCACCAATAGATCCAGCCGTTACGCCTCGATCTTGAAATACAAAATTATTGTCGGCATCAACATAAATAGCACCATATTCAGAATTGGCTACTGTAAATAATGCTTGTAATGCTGTGCGGTTAGTGCCTGGATCTGCCTGTAATGTAGTAAGACCTGGATCAATATCTCGTTGAGATGCTGGCCATGAAATCTGATCTAAAATATCATCCACACGTGCACCTGATAATTGACCAGCGCTAGTGCCAGCCACTGTGCTTATCTGTGCTAACTGGGCTAATCTAAAAGCATCTACAGCTTGTATGGTAGTAATGGCTACACCTTCTCCGTCATCTGGATAAGTAGTAACATAACTTGTAATGTATCCTGCAAATATAGGATAAGTTACTGATCCATAAGTAGCAGTAATCTGCACCTTTTTCATAGGTGTTAATAAATTGTAATAAGGCCCAGATACATTCTGTGGGTTAAAATCACCATTTTGATCTGTTATGCGTAAAGTAAGCGAACCTGTTTGAAACTCATCACTTAATGCAGTACGGCCTCTATTGGTTTCAATTCTGTTTACTTGATTAGATACATCTACAATTACAGCTGCTGAATCTGCTAATATGTTTGTGCCTAAAACACCTGTATCTAAAATCATTGCTTGGGCAAAAATAGGGCCAGTGCTAAAGTTAATTACAGCATTTATTACTGGTACTGTCATACTATAAATCCAGCTGGTACTGTGCTATAACCATTACGTCCAGCTAGTTGAATGCTTTCTGCAATAGCCTGGCTTAATTTATCACCACTAGCATCTACTGTTAGATTTATTGTAGGTGATGAGGTTCGCTGTATTCCTGCTAACAATTCTTGAAGTCCTGTAACGCTAGGTCTAGATTTTTCTAGTAACCCAGATATGCTACCTCTTAAATCTTCAAAAGTGCCAGGTTGAGTAGGTGCTATTAATTGTTGCAATCCGCTTACAGCTGGTGCGGCATAATTTAATATAGTTCTAGTTTCCGTGCGTAATGCACCTATACTTAATTCTTTTAATTTATCTACAGTAGGCTTTATGCCATCTAATAAATCTCTAATGGCTTTTCTAAATGCTTCCGTTAATTCTTCGGCAGCTTTAGCTGCGTTCATTTCAGCCAATATCTTTTTAGCCAATGCTTCATTGTTATCTAATATGGCTAATTGCGCTTGTATGCGTAATTTTGTTTCTTTATCTGTTGCTTCATTTAAGGCTACTGTTAATCCTATGCGCTCTAAGTCAAACTTATCTTTTAATTGATCTACGGCTGTTTTCTTTTTTAATAAATCGTTTTCAGTTTTGCGTAATGCAACAGAGTTTTTAATAGCTCGTTCTTCTTGTTTTCTTTGTTGAGCATTAACTCTACCTGCGGTTCTTTCTTGGCCACCTCTATCTGTTTGCTGGCGACCTGCGCCTCTTAGTGCTTCTGTAGCTCTTAGCACTGCGCCAATGCCAGGCACATTTCTTAAAAATGATCCATCTATACCTGGGATATTTGTAATCTCTTTTAATTTACCTACTACCTTACCTAACCCGACTAATACCTCGCTAGTGGCAGTAGCAAAATCTTCCATGTTATTAGTTACACTTGCGATGCTATTATCTTTACCTAAAGCGCTTAATGCATCTAATAAACCTTTACCGATAATTTCACGTGAGTTGGCTGCGGCAACAGATATTAAACTTAACTTTCCAGCATAGGTATCTAATCTAGCTGCGGCTTGGCCTGAAAACTTGTTATTAAGTTCGGCCATAATGTCGTCCATGTTGCCAGCCTTTAGTAAGCTCTTATCTAGGCCAGCACCTAATCTGCTTAGGCCTGTAGTATTGCCAGCGTAAGCACGTGATAAGGCTGTAGTAACTTGTGTTAATGATCGACCAGTAGCAGCCGATACATCCATAGCGGTATTTAGGGCATCTTGGCTCTTAGTAATTGAGCCTGTTACTGTTAGTAATTGCTGGAATGCTGGGCGTAATTCATCATCTAATACGCCAGTGGCTCTCTGTAAATTGGCTATGTATAGTTCAACGCCAGGTGCGCTAAATTGATAACCTGTATTTCTTAATTGAATCTCTAATGCTTTAGCGGCCTTTTCATCAGCTGCAAAAGCCTTTACTGCTTCTCTACTAAATCTAGTTAATGCTGTTACTGAAAATGCTGCGGCAAAGGTGCGGCCAAAGGTTTTAACTTGCTTTTCAAAAGCACTGATTTCTTTCTTACCTTTTTTAAGGCCTTTGTTATTAAAGGTGCTGAGTGCCGATACGACTATATTGGCCATTATGCAACCTTCTTTTCAGTAGTCTTATTAAAGTGTGTAACTGTAGAGTTAATCGCCTTTACAATTACGCCATAAATATCACCACTATCTTGCGCCCATGCTTTGTAAATCAAACGGCCTTTAGTCTTACGACCACCACCT